GCACTCCCAACAACTCTTACGAATTGCGAGTACTTATCCAAGGTGTCGGACGGGACCCACACAGTAAGCGACTTGAAAATAGAATCCTCTTCAAGAGGACACAAGTAGCATTGCATGCGTTCATCCCAGCGCCATTTACGCTTCAGGAAAGACGTCTCACTAATGTTGATATAGGGCACACTCTCTGACAGCTTATCAGCCATCGTGTACTCAACACCAATGTAGGCTAAGCAGGCTTGAATCGTGGTGTGGTTGTACCACTCACGAAGCTTACTCACACCCAAGGTGTTATCATCACCATAAGTGAAGAGGGCAACAAACTTCTGAAAGTCAGAAACAATTTGAGCAGGGTTCATAGCGCGATAACAATACCGCATATACAAACTATTCACCAAGGAGTTGATGATCACCGTTAAAGGATGACCAGATGGATTGGTTCCGAAGAACTCTACCAAATCTCCATTGATGTTGCAAACCGGAAAGGCAATATCGTGTGCAATACACTGAATCACCAATAGTTCCTGTTCAGACCAACCCGCATCACGCAAGACATTTATGATAACGTCAAACGCAGCGAGAATAAAGTCGGCCAACATTCGTTTGTCGAACTTTCCATAGTCGCCAGCAACAATACGGTCTTCGCCGAATTGGCATAAGTGGTCTCGTACAAGACTCCACTCATTGGACTGGCAAACTAGTCCAGGACCAGCTTCGAAGATGAGCTGGTTCTTCTGCACACATCGCACGAAAGTCAGCAGTTGCTTGCGCACCACCAGACTCCATGCAATAGGCGAACCAGTAAACAATCGACACTTCTTGGCTTTCACCTTCTCAAGCGTGACTGCTTCATCCTTATTGTGTCCAGCGAACACTGGATACGCGCGACGTCCTTCAGCATACATGGCTTCGATCTCTGCGACTCTATCTAGCACTTCTTGCTTAAAAGTCACACCATCGGGGTACTCCTCACTAACACATGGTTCCAAAAATTCTTTCTTGGTAGTGTTGTAGGGACATCCCATAGACGTATTGCGATTAATCCCATCGATATATCGCACACCAGGCAAACCATTGATGGCTGCGTGTGTGGACAAAGGGATCAGTTCCTTCTTGCTCCGCTCACTAAGACGCGTGATAATGTCACCGGAGTAACCTTTCACAGCATCCTTGAGAAACAACTTATTATAGTTGTTCGTTCGAACCACCATG